GGGACCTGCATTGGGAATTATCCCAATTACCGAGTCCAATACTTGTAAGTGGGGCTGCATTGATATTGATGAATATAATCTCTCTCATAGTGATCTTATATCTAGGATCCGCAGTTTAAAATTACCTCTCATTATTTGTAGAAGTAAGTCTGGTGGAGCCCACGTATTTTTATTTACAAAAGAATTTATATCTGCTGCACTTATGCAGCAAACTCTCAAACGAATCTCAAAAGTTTTAGGATATGAGGGGTCAGAAATATTTCCAAAACAAACAGAGATACTTGTGGAACGTGGGGACACAGGTAACTTTTTAAATTTACCCTACTACAATGAAATGAAAGGACTACGTTATGCTATCAACGATAGTGGCGCCGGTTGTACACTTGAGGAATTTTATCAGCTCTATGATGTTCATGCGTGCACGGAAGCACAAGTCAAAGAGATTAAGTTCGAAGAAAAAAAGATAGAAGAGGCTTTTCCTGCGGGACCACCTTGCTTAAATAAACTGGCATCAGTTGGTTTTGGTGAGGGGTCTAGGAACAATGCATTATTTAACATAGCTGTTTACTATAAACAATCACACCCAGATAGTTGGGAAGATAAAATTGTAGAAGCTAATTTAAAATATATGGAACCAAAGTTAAGTAATGGTGAGGTTCAACAATTAATTAAATCTGTAAATAGAAAAGGTTACGACAAGTATAGATGTAAAGACGCACCAATCAACGCGGTCTGTCAATCAGGTTTATGTAGAACAAAACGTTTTGGTGTGGGTTATGGTGAGGAAGAAATGCCTGTGTTAGGTAATCTCACTAAATACAAATCAACGCCACCACAATGGTTCTTAGATGTAAGTGGAACGCGGATCGAATTAAAATCAGAACAATTATATAGTCCACCTTTGTTTGCATTAGCATGTTTAGATCAAGCTAACCTAGTTGTGCCTGTACCAAAAGCAAAAGATTGGAAACAATATTTTTTAAAACCTATGATGCAAAATTTACAAGAAGTAGAACCATTGGAGTCATTAGATCCTATGAACCAACTAATTGGATTATTACAAGATTGGACAACAAATAGACAAGCAGCAAGAACCATGGATGATGTATTAAACAAGTTACCATTTACAGACGAGAACAAAGAATTTACATATTTTAGAATGGATGATTTTTATGCATTCTGTAAAAAGAATAATTGGGACATGGATAAAATTAAAACAGGTAATTTAATAAAAAGACTTGATGAAACTTTTGTATCAGAAGAAAGAGTAAGAATAAAAAAACAACAGCCTAGACTAATAAAAATAAAAACAATGAAAGCGATGGAAACATCCATATCAAAAGTACAATACCACAAGGAAGCTTTCTGATGAAAACTATTATATTAGGACCACCAGGCACAGGAAAAACCACAACATTATTAAATCTAGTAGATCAATTCATACAACAAGGCGTAAGACCAAAACAAATAGGATATTTTTCTTTTACCAGAAAAGCTGCAAGAGAAGCAGCAACAAGAGCAGCTGAAAAGTTTGGTCTTGATGCAGAGAAAGATTTAGAAAATTTTAGAACTTTACATTCATTTGCATTTCAAAGATTAGGAATGACGAAAGAAAAAATGATGACAGCAGAAGATTATCGAGAGTTTGGTAAAATGGTAGGTATACCCATCAAGACAGGTAAACATTCCGAAGAGGATGGAACATTTAATTCAGACAATGAATATTTAACTATCATGAACACAGCTAGAGTTAAACGGATGGATCTATTAGAATACTATGACTCTAGGCAAAACATATTAGATATAGAAAGAGATACTTTGTATTTGTTATCAGAAGAATTAAAAAGATATAAAAAAGAAAAAGGTTTAAAAGATTTTACAGATTTATTAGAAGATTTTATTAAACAAGAAAACAAACCAAGTTTTGAAGCTTTGTTTATTGATGAGGCACAAGATTTATCTTTAATACAATGGGAGATGGTCAGGTCTATGTGGGTTAACGCGAATAAAACTTATATCGCAGGAGATGATGACCAAGCAATATTTAAGTGGGCTGGAGCTGACGTAGACCATTTCATAGCTTTAAAAGAAGAAGTTAATGATATTAAAGTATTAGATCAATCATATAGAATACCTGGTGGGCCCATACACGAACTATCACAAAAAATAATTACTAAAGTACAAAATAGATTTGACAAGAATTATAAACCTAGAACTCAACAAGGTATCTTGCGTAGATATTCCGACATTACACAAGTAGATATGTCTAAAGATAATTGGTTAGTATTATCATCAGCTAATCATTTTCTTGATGATGTAAAAGAAGTTTGTGAATTAAGGGGATGGTATTATCAACACAGAGGTATGAACTCTGTGCCATTAAAACTTTTAATAGCTTTAAATAATTGGGAAAGATGGCGTAAGAAAGATGCAATACAAGGTGCTACAAATTTATTGGGTCCTATTGAGATAAAAAATATATATGAATATCTTGGATCAAATGTGTCACCAGGTTTTAGAGCAGGTAAACTTTTTCATTCTGAAGAAAAATACACATTAAAAGAGTGCATGGAGAAGTATGGATTACTTACAGATAAAGTTTGGTATGAATCTTTTGATGGTTTAGATACCATCACAGAGAATTACATTCGTAATATGCGGGCGAATGGAGAGCAGATAAACAAGAATCCGCGTATCATTATGTCAACAATACATGGAGCTAAAGGAGGTGAAGCCGATAAAGTTTTGCTTATGCAGGACCTTACAAATGCAGCGTTAGAAACGATGAGCTATGATCCGGATGAATTACATCGATTATTTTACACTGGAGCGACGAGAGCGAAGCGTGAATTGCATGTGTTAGACCCAAAGAATTTTGATCGAGCTTATATTTTATAATGGATGAAAACAAAAACGTTGGATATATGTTTGCTTATATTGCTGGTCTTATTGATGGGGAGGGTTGTATTACATACACACAACGACTCGAACATCGTAAAGGAAAGCCCAAAGCCTACAAATACTGGAACATACGAATTGAGGTAGCGATGACACATAAAGAAACAATTGAATATTTACATAAAACATTAGGTTGTGGACATGTTAATATTAGACCAAAGATGTCTCATCAAAACTTTGATCAATGGCGCTGGCGATGCAGTCATAGAGATGCATATGAAGTAGCAAAGGCTATCGAGCCATTTTCAAAAACAAAAAAAAATAAACTAAAAGAGGTAATAAAACATTATGAAAAGTCTTAAGAAACAAATTGGAGGAAGACACTACCAAAATTTTGTCATTCAGCCAGCAGAATTTATAAACAAGAATAGGTTGCAATTTGCAGAGGGTAACGCTATAAAGTATATATGTAGGCATCCTCACAAGGGAGGCATACAAGATATAGAAAAAGCAATACACTATCTTGAGATGGTGAAGGAGAGAGACTACAAGTGAGAAGCACACAAATACCTCTATTTACCCCTGAAACAGAATGGGTTATGCCAGATGAATTAAAAGATCTGCGTGGAGCCAAAGAAATAGCAATAGACTTAGAAACTAATGACCCTCATCTAAAAGACCTAGGATCTGGTAATGTGACAGGAAAAGGGCACATTGCTGGCGTTGCGGTGGCCGTAGAGGGCTGGTCAGGCTATTATCCAATACATCATGAGCAGGGTGGTAATATGGATAAAAATCTGGTGTTTGGGTGGCTAAAAGATCTGTTTAATCAACAAGACACAACCTTTATTTTTCACAATGCCATGTATGATATTTGCTGGTTAAGGTCAGCAGGACTTACCATAAAAGGACCCATAATGGACACCATGATAGCAGCATCCTTGATAGACGAAAATAGAATGAGTTATCAATTAAATGCCTTATCTAAACATTATGCAGGTATAGGTAAAGATGAAAAAATTCTAATAGAGGCAGCAAAAGAATATGGACTAGATGCTAAAGCAGATATGTGGAGATTACCACCAATGTTTGTAGGTCAATATGCAGAACGTGATGCAGAGGCAACATTAAAACTTTGGCAAAGATTAAAAGTAGAACTCTACAATCAAGAGTTAATGGACATATTTAATTTAGAAACAAGATTATTTCCTTGTCTTGTTGATATGAGATTCAAAGGTGTTAGGGTTGATTTAGAAAAAGCACAAAATATTAAACAAAATTTAATCAAAAGGGAAGAAAAAATTATACAAAATATAAAAAAAATGACTGGCGTTGACGTAGAAATTATGGCAGCCAGGTCCATAGCAAAAGCCTTTGATAAACTTAAACTTCCATATGATAGAACCGAAAAAAGTAAAGAACCAAGTTTTACAAAAAACTTTTTACAAAATCATCCACATGAATTAGCAAGATCTATTGCAGAGGCAAGAGAATTAAATAAAGCTCACACTACATTCATAGACTCAATAACCAAACATGAACATAAAGGTAGAATACACGCAGACATAAATCAAATTAGATCAGACCAAGGCGGTACAGTTACAGGAAGATTTAGTATGTCTAATCCAAACTTGCAGCAAATACCTGCAAGACATCCTGAACTTGGTCCAATGATTAGATCCATATTTATTCCAGAAGAAAAACATGTTTGGGGTTCGTTTGACTACTCACAACAAGAACCAAGAATTTTAGTGCATTATGCAAAACTGCAGAATTTGGACGGAGTTGATGAAATTGTAGACGCATACAACGCCGGAGACGCCGATTTCCATCAGGTCGTGGCCGACATGGCAGGCATAGAACGGAAGCAAGCCAAGACGATTAATTTAGGTCTTATGTATGGAATGGGTAAAAATAAATTGATGGCCGAACTAGGTTTGATGAAAGAGTCAGCAGAAAAATTAATTAGACAATATCATACCAAAGCTCCATTTGTAAAAAAACTAATGGACAATGTATCTCGTAAGGCAAACGACAGAGGTAAAATTAGAACTTTATTAGGACGTGCATGTCATTTTGATTTATGGCAGCCTGTGCAATTTGGTGTGTTTAAACCTTTACCACTTGAACAAGCAAGAAAAGAATATGATGAGCCATTAAAACGTGCATTTACATACAAAGCATTAAATAAATTAATACAAGGATCTGCGGCCGATATGACAAAAAAATCTATGGTAGCTCTTTATGAAAATGGTATAATACCACACATACAGATTCATGATGAAGTAGATATTTCTGTTGAGTCTGATGTTAAAGCAGAAGAAATAATTAAGATTATGGAAGCTGCTGTGGAACTAAAAGTCCCCAACAAAGTTGATTATGAGAAGGGAGCTAGCTGGGGTGAAATTAAGTAATGGCATATTTAAATGCAAATATACCGGCGACATACGCCCAGATAAGAAAAGAATATCTCTATGATCTTAAAAAACATCATGGCGAAGTTGAAGACTGTATTATCTTTGGTCTTACGAGTATGGGCGGAAGGGCTATACTTTTTCACGCTATCATGGGTAACGGTGCAATCTTTTATCGCCTACCTATTAGCGCGTTTATTCAACAAGGATATAGACCAGAAGACGTTCCCAAGCGACGCCTTGATGAACTGGAGCTTTGGAATTCTTTCTCTTATTATCCTACTGTTACTACTTGGAATATTTTAAGGGCAGCCTCTGGTAAATACATTGGTAAAGATAAAAAATGGCACCATGGTAGATATCTATTTACCGTTGACTGGGCTCACCCAGATGATAATATACTAGATACTGACCATTCAGAGATACCGCACGAACATAAGTGCGCTCACATAATTGCTCTTGATGATGGCAATTTTGCAGCACAACCAAACAATAGATGTATATGGGATTTACCTTCTTTCACTGTGAAAGACAACATCCCTGATTGGAAAGTGCAAACTAACGAGTGGAACGTTGAAGATACAGGTAAGTGGAAAACAGAAGACACTGATAGTTTCTTCTATGAAATTGAGGAAAAAAAAGATGTATAAAAAATTTATAGAACCAGTATGGTTTTGGATCAAAAAAATCTGGAGAAAAATAACAGATTTTATATCTAAAAAATTTGATTAATTCTTAACGCGCGTATAAGATAGGGTGATAACGGGAGACTGATATCACCCGCTAATAATATGAAAACAATACCCGACGCGATAAGCGACATAAAAAGGTTTACGAAAAGAGTGATAGATATACCATTGTCTTGGATGGAACACATTGGTAGTAAGATGAGTGTGTATGCCTGGAACAAGAGATGGGGAAATAGAGAAAAAGGCTATGGCTACAGAAACAAAGACTTGTAAAAATTGTTACCACGAGTGCCATTGTGATGGAGATTTACACGCAGATGAATACGGTGTTTGTGTGTGTGATGAATGTAAATGTTAATTAGGGAGTTTCGTTATGAAATGGCTAAGAAAACTATGGAACCGTTACGTAAATTGGTTATTTAATGAGCACAAAAAATACGAAAAAAAATAATGGCAAACAAACCACTAAAAATTAGCGAAGAGGCTGCTGTGCAAATGCCTATGAAGACGGTTGCCAGTTTGATTACGATGGTTGCCATCGGGACCTGGGCTTATTTTGGTTTGCACGAAACATTAAACTCCCACTCAACACAGTTAGAATTAATATCAAAAGATCTAGAACAAAATACAGAGTTTAGAATTAAATATCCAAGAGGACAATTAGGTAAATCATCTGGTGAAGCAGAGCTCTACATGTTAGTGGAGGATTTATACAAATCCGTGGATCGTTTAAACAAAGCGATTGAAGATGGTATGCACAATAAAGTAAACATTGAATTTTTACAGAAACAAGTAGAGAAAGCTACTAATGATATTGAAAAGTTAAAAGATAGACAAAGAGAATTTGCAAATGGCAACGGACAAAAGTATTAAAAAAGAAAAAGGTAGGATGCACGATGGTAAATCTCGAGTGTCTAATGACTTATATAGAAGAAGATGGGACGAAATTTTTGGTAAACCCAAAGGTGTAGTCATAACCGAAGCATCGTTTAAGAGTAGAGATTATGAAACTAAAAAGGAAGGTAGATAATGGTAGAAACTGTAGTAGCACTTTTGATGTTTATCAACGGAGAGATTAAAGAGCATAGAATACAAGATAATATGGCAACATGCTTACGTGGTAAGAGAGTTGCAGAAAGAGATTATAATCCGAGTGTTAGCTATAAATGTATAAAATCTAAAGCTGAAACGGAGATTTATCTTGGCCAAAAAAGTATTAAAAAAATTATTCTCGACTAAAAGAAATCCGATAGCACGACAATTAAAACACTTTACATCCAAAGTTATACCTAATAAAAAAAGATATGTCCGAAGAAAAAAAGTGGAAACAGAGAGTTTTAGAGACTGAAATTGTATCAGGTCACTGTCCTGAATGCGATATGTATACTATTTTAGTTGGTCTAAACAGATCTTTTTATAGATGCACAAACTGTGGACACGATGTTGAGCAATGGGTAAATGGTGTGATTAAATACATGAAGGTGGATAAGAACACCAAGATAACTATGATCAACGATGGCCAGAGCTAAAGGTTTATACGCAAAGGTAGCTCACATACCTGTTTTTCACAAAACTTCGATTGGACGTAGACCTAGTTTACAAAAAATGAATAAACATAAACGTAGGTCATATAAGCCTTACCGGGCACAAGGCCGATAGTGTTTTGGAATTTTATAGTTTTTTTATTTATACTTGATATAATATTATTTTTAATTTTAGGGGTAGGAATTTTCTTACATTTATTATGAAGTTTATCTTAATACTATCGGTGTGTTCTTTTTTAACTGGTGAATGTAAACCTCCAGTACAACCTCCTGTTGTATATAATAGTTGGGCTGAGTGTGCTACTGATGCATCACTTAAAAGTTTAGAGCTATTACAGAAAGAGGGCAAAGATAATGTTAACAGATACAGACTAGCTGTTAAATTTGGTTGTTATGAAGCTACTGATGTTTGACCCATTTTGGACGTTTAATGTTGCCGTGAGCTAGAATGCTCACGGCAAACAAAAGGTGTGAGAAGAGATCTTTAGAATACACTAAAATTATTTACTTGCAAGTATTGTTATTATAAGATACTTTCCCATATAAATGATAACAAAAGGTAATAATAGAAAGGAAAAACCATGAAAAAAACGTTGAAAGAAAAAGCAGCTATCTTTAGAACAAAGGCTATGCTGTATAGAGAAGAGAATGTTAAACTACAAAATAGTCAGTTTAATGCATTCGAAAAAAATAAATCTTTAGAAGTAGAAGTAGAAAAACTTAAGTCTGCTTTGGTTGTTAAAGATTTGCAGAAGGATTTAGATCATTCTGAAGAAAAACATAAACTAAAAGATGAAATTATTAGTTTATTAAAAGATAGACCAAAAGAAGTAAGGGTAGAAGTATTACCTGCATCTCCTGGGACTACTTTAGTAAATGGTAGTAGCACTAGCAGCACAATGACTACTAGTTCCTCTAGTTATGGAACAATATAATATGAGATATACATACAAAGTTAAAGAACTAGGTTTGGATAAACCAGTACAAAATATGCAAGCCATGTCTCTCAAAAAGTTAAAAACAAAGTTAGACCACGAAAAAGAATATAGTGTGGAATATACAAACAAGAAAGGTAACTTCATTGTTGCTACAATAAAAGGAAAGGAGAACAAGTAATGGCTGATCCAGCTAAACATAAGAGCGTATCGGTACCTATAGAAGCTTGGAAGAAAGCAAACTTCTTAAAAAATAAGATAATCGATGGTACTGAATTAAGTATAAGTAAAGTAATAGAAAGCACAATTAACGAAAAGGCGAAGAAGCATGGCTACAAAAACGGCAAAACAACGGACTAAAATATTTTGTCCAAGATGTAAAGGTAATGGATTCTATCGAGTCTCTTATCACCTAACAAAAGAAGAGGTCCATGCACAATGCGAAGATTGTGATAGAACAGGAGAGCTCTGGATTGAAGATAATTTAGAGCCTCAACAATTAAGATCAAAAGGAGTGATATGAAACATAAATCAATGTCTCAAATGAACAAAGAAAGAAAGAG